ACGACCCCGACCGCGTGCTGGGCGTGATCGAGCGCGGCTGGCTGGACGAAGGCCGCGGCATGGTCCGCGTGCGGTTCGCCCGTAATGCGTTCGCTGAAGAGAAGCTGGCTGATGTGCGAGATGGGATCCTGCGGAATGTGTCCGTGGGCTATGCCATCAACGATGCCCAGCCCATCCGAAGTGGTGGTGCTGATGGCATCATCGCGACCTCATGGCAGCCCCATGAGGTGAGCATCGTCAGCGTGCCGGCGGATCAGACCGTCGGTCTCGGGCGCAGTCTCGACGACGACGCCACCCCCGCGGCCTCGGCCGCGTCTTCCACCCCCGACCCCCAAACCATGGAACCCACCATCGATATCGAGGCGGTGCGGGCGCAGGCTGCGGCCGATGAGCGCACCCGCGTCGCCAGCATCACTGGCCTGTGCCGTGAGCACAGCGCCGACGATCTCGCCCAGGGCCTGATCGAGCGCGGCGCATCCGAGGCTGACGCCATGCGCGAAGTGCTGGCAGCGATCGGCAAGCGGGCGAAGCAGCCTGCACAGCCTGCCGCTCCTGCTGCTGGCGCCCAGCCCATCGCCCGTTCGGCTGACATCGGCCTGACCGAGAAGGAGACCCGCCGTTACTCTTTCCTGCGCGCTATCCGTGCGCAGCTGCTGCCGAACGACCGCAACGCCCAGGAGGCTGCGGCCTTCGAGCGTGAGGTGAGCCAGGCGGTCGAGAGCCAGCTGGGCACCACTGCCCGTGGCTATCTCGTCGCCAATGAGGTGCTGCACCGCGACCTCACCGTGGGCACCGCCTCGGCTGCTGGTGATCTGGTGTTCACCGATGCCCGTCCCGGTTCGTTCATCGAGCTGCTGCGGAACCGGCTGGCGCTGAGCACCCTGGGCGTCACCATGCTGTCTGGCCTCAATGGCCCGGTCGCCATCCCCCGCCAGACCGGCGCCGCCACTGCCTACTGGGTGGCTGAGAAGGGCGACCCCACCGAGTCCAATCCCACGGTGGATCAGGTGAACCTGACAGCCAAGACCCTCGGCGCCTTCACCGAGTTCAGCCGCAGGCTCATCCTGCAGAGCTCCATCGACGTGGAGCAGATGGTCAGGACTGAGCTGGCCACTGTGATCGCGCTTGAGATCGACCGCGCTGCGCTCTACGGCACCGGCTCCAGCAGCCAGCCCGAGGGCCTGAAGTTCACCACCGGCATCAATACCGAGGACTTCGGCGCTGCCGCTCCCACCTACACGGAGCTGGTCAGCATGGAGACCAAGGTGAACGCCGACAACGCCGACATCGGCGCGATGTCCTACATCACCAACTCCACGATCTACGGCGGGTTCAAGACCACCACCAAGGTGGGCACCGATGCCGTGTTCGTGCTGGAGCCTGGCGGCACCGTCAACGGCTACCCCGTGGTCCGCTCGAACCAGATCGCTTCCGGCGACGTGTTCTTCGGCGTCTGGAACCAGATGATCATGGGGATGTGGGGCGCCCTGGATCTGCAGGTGAACCCCTATGCGCTGGACAAGTCCGGCGGTGTGCGGGTGACTGCGCTGCAGGATGTGGACGTTGCCGTCCGCCATCCTGAGGCCTTCTGCCGCGGCAACAACACCCTGTGACCATGGAGCTCCTGATCCTGCGCCAGACCTCCATCGCCGGCCGGCCCGCTCGGGTCGGTGATGTGGTGGAGGTTGGCGACCGTGACGCCCGGCTGCTGATCGCCAGCGGCAAGGCGACACCGGCGCCAACGGTGCAGGATCTGGAGCCTACCCCCGCGCCGACGCGCACCCGCAAACCCCGCACCCGGACCCATGGCAGTACATGAGCTCACGCTGGAGAAGCTCCAGCATTTCACCCTCCTTGCCACGACCACCATCACCGCGACGGGCAACCAGACCGGTGTGGATCTGGCCGGCTACGAGGGCGATGTCCAGATCATCCTGAGCGGCACCGCTGCCGGCTCGGGCGCTGATCTGACCTTCAGGATCGAGGAATCGGCCGATGATTCCAGCTACACCGCAGCGACCGGCGGCGGCTTTACCGCGATCGGCAACGCTGCCGCGAAGCAGGTGCTGACGCTGAACAGCAACGACCTGAAGCGGTACATCCGCCTCAGCTGCACCGCTGAGACCGGCACCGCCAGCTCGTCCGTCACATGCTTCGGCTACGGCCTGAAGAAGTACGGGTGACCTGCTGATGGCGTGGACTGAGGATCCCACCGACTTTCTCCAGGACTTCGGCGTCACCGTGACGGCTGGAGGGACGGAAGGTCTCGGGATCCTCGACACGCCTGGCGAGTATGTGGCCGACGGCCGGGTGATCACGACCGAGTACCTGCTGCGGGCTGAGGCGTCGAAGTTCGGCAGCCTGGCCTACAACGACGCGGTGACTGTGGCCGGCACGGCCTACACCGTGAGGGAGCAGCCGCTGCTGGTGGATGACGGGATCTTCTGCCTGGTGCTGTTGACGAAGGCGGTGGTGCTGCTGTCGCGGCTGCTGCTTGAGGATGGATCGTTCCTGCTGCTGGAAGACGGCGGCTATCTGCTGCTGGAGGCGTAATGGCTGATCAGAAACTCTCGCAACTGACAGCGGCGACAACACCGCTCACCGGGACGGAGACTCTGTACGCAGTGCAGTCTGCGGCGAGCCGGAAGACCACAGCGCAGGCGGTCGCCAACCTGGCGCCGGGCACTGACCTCAGCTACACGGCCGGCACGCGGACGCTGGCGAGCAGCACGGGCGCCGATGTGGTGTTGCCTGAGGCTACGACCTCAGCGGCTGGCCTGGAGTCGGCAGCCGACAAGACGAAGCTCGACAGCATCACGGTGGACACTGCCACGCTGGTGCGGAAGTACGTCCGGAACAACTCGGGCGTCAGCATCCCGAAGGGTGCCGCGGTCTACCAGACCGGCTCGTCAGGGACGACGCTCACGGTTGCGCTGGCTGATGCCTCGTCCGAGGCCACCGCATCGCAGACGCTAGGCCTGGCGCAGGAGACGATCGGCATCAACTCCAATGGCTACGTCGTGGCCGTGGGCCTGCTCGATGGCGTGAGCACCGCGACGCTCACAGAGGGCCAGATCGTCTGGTTGAGCGAGACGGCAGGCGAGGGCACGACCACCAGGCCGACGCAGCCGGCGCATGGTGTGGTGCTCGGCTACTGCGTGAAGCAGGGCAGCGGCTCGTCGGGCATCCTCTACGTCAAGGTGGACAACGGCCTTGAGTTGTACGAGCTGCACGATGTGCTGATCAGTGGTGCAGCCACAGATCAGGCATTGGTCAGGGCCAGTGATGGGCTGTGGAAGAACAGGACGATCTACAGCAGCAGCACTCCGGCGGCGCTCGGGACTGCAGCGGTGGGGACCGGGACCACGCTGGCGCGGGCTGATCACGTTCATGCGATGCCGAGCGCGGCGGATGTGGGTGCGGCCACCTCGGGCCACATTCACGGCAACATCACGAACGCGGGCGCGATCGGCTCCACCTCCGGGCTGCCTGTGCGGACCGGCACCAGCGGCGTGCTGGAGGCTGGATCGTTCGGCACCACATCGGGCACGTTCGCGCAGGGCAACGATGCCCGGTTCCATGATGCCGTCACGATCGGCGCCAGCGTTTCGGATGTGCTGGATCTCAGCGGGCAGGTGCTGGCGGCCGATGACCCCGGCGCGGATCGGATCCTCTTCTGGGATGACAGCGAGGGCAAGCTGCGCCACCTCACCGTGGGCGCTGGTATCAGCATCAGCGGCACGACCCTGCTGGCTGGTGTGGAGATCGGCCTGGCGTGCTCGGATGAGACCACGGCGCTCACCACCGGCACGGCCAAGGTCACGTTCCGGCTGCCGTATGCGATGACGCTCACGGCGGTGCGGGCCAGTGTGACCACGGCGCCGACCGGCTCCACGCTGGTGATGGATGTGAACGAGGGCGGCACGTCGGTGCTGAGCACCAAGCTGAGCATTGATGCCACCGAGAAGACCTCCACCACGGCCGCGACCGCTGCGGTGATCTCTGACAGCGCCCTGGCGGATGATGCTGAGATCACGATCGACATCGACCAGATCGGCGCCACTGTGGCCGGGGCTGGCCTCAAGCTCTGGCTGATCGGGGTGCGGACATGAGCTTACTGATCAATCCGTATCGGTTTGCGGCAGCGGGCGCGACTGATCCCAACTTCTCCAACGTCTCCCTGCTGCTCCACGGCGACGGCACAAACGGCAGCACGACGATCACCGACAGCAGCGGCAGCCCCAAGACTGTCACGGCTTTCGGCAACGCACAGATCAGCACAGCTCGCAGCAAGTTTGGCAACGCTTCGATTGCGTTTGATGGTACGGGCGACTATCTAGGGCTGGGAACCGGAAACACTGCCTATCAGTTTGGCTCTGGAAATTGGACCGTTGAAGGTTGGATTTATCGCCTCAACACCAATTCATCGGTCTTCCTTGTTGGTCAGAGCGACCTAAGCACACCCACTGGCTCTGGATACGTTTTTTATGTGGGGCCTGACAATTCCTCTGTTTACGTTGGATCATCTGCCTTTTCCATTGCATCTCCGAACCCAAGTGCTAACCAATGGGCGCATGTTGCCTACGTGCGAAACGGCGGCGTTTTCTCTTCATACCTAAATGGCAGCCTTGTGGCATCAAGGTCTAACCTTGGATCATTATCAATTAACAATGGCGCAACAACCTTTCAGGCGTCTATCGGTGGATTTGCCGATGGCAATGTCGTTCTAAACGGCTACATTGACGACCTCAGGGTGACCAAAGGCGTAGCCCGCTACACGGCGAACTTCACCCCGCCGACCTCCCCGTTCCCGAACAGCTGACCCATGACCCGCCAGCTCTACCGCATCAGCGACCAGGCCCTGCTGCCGTATCCCCGGCCGGATGATGAGCCCGTGCTGGGCCTCGACCGCGACGCCTACCGGGTCGTGGAGTTGGTGCAGCTGCCCGAGCCGCAGCACGACCCCGCAACCGAGAACCTCACGCCGACCGAGAGCATCGACTGGCTGGAGGATGCACCCGATGCCACCGGCAAAGATGGCATCGCCTATCGCTCTTGGAACATCACCCCGATTGATCCACCCTCACCCCCGGAGCCCGCAGCAGACTGGCTCGGATGGGCCGGCTGGCTCTATGGGTTCGGTCCCATGGCTGCCGCGATGACCGCCGCACGGGCCAGCAGCGACCCTCAGGGTGAACCCGCCACCACCGGCCTGCCGGCTGCCATGGATGAGGCTCGTCTCCGTAGCAACTATCAGCCGTTCGCGCTGAGCTGGGCCCAGTTCCTCGCCGCGTCCGCGTTGGCCCCGTCCGACCTGGCCGAGATCATCGCCCGCGCCACGGCGTGCCACCTGCCGGCGCCGTTCATTGCAGCCCTGTCCCCCGCGACCGCACCATGAGCAGCCGGCGAGAGCAGATCCTGGCGCACATCGCCACCACCCTGGGCAGCACCGCTGGCATCTCCACGGTCTACCGCAGCCGGATGGAGGCGTTCAGCCGGGACGAGGCGCCGGCCATGGTGGTGGAGCCGATCGCAGAACCACCACCACGGGAGATCAGCACTTGCAAGCTGGACTGGACGCTACAGGTAGCGGTGGTCGTGCACACCCGTGGCGCGGTGTCCGACACGTTGGCGGATCCGATCATCGTGTCCGCGCACAGCCTGCTGATGGCGGATCGCACGCTCGGCGGGCTGGCGATCAACATCATGCCCGCTGGCACCGACTGGCAGCGGGACAAGGCGGACCTTGCCAGCCTGTGGATGGTCAACACCTACGAGGTGCGCTACCGCACGGCAGCGGCTGACCTCGAAGCGGCCTGACCCTACAATGATCTGAGCACCTGCTGACCCTATGGCCCGCTGTGAGATCAAGCCCCCGGCACCTCCGGCACCACCGGCTGAAGGCGGCACCTATGTCGTGGAGGGCGGTGCGCTGAAGTGCACCCAGCGCACGGCGCAGCCTGGTGAGCCACCGGCCCCGGCCGACCCCGACCCCATTCCCGAGGATTGACCCATGGCCCTGTGGCGTAATCGACTGGCACTCGTCAAGAGCGAGTCCACCTACGGCACCAGCTCCAGCCCTGCCGCGTCTGATGCCCTGCTCTTCACCGAGCTGGATGTGGAGCCGCTGGCGATGGAGCTGGTGGAGCGCGAGACGATCCAGGCGTATATGGGCAACCGCGCCAGCGTGGTGGGTCAGCGGTCCGTGCCGGTGAAGGCCACGGTAGAGGCGGCCGGCAGTGGCACCGCTGGCACCGCCCCGCGCTACGGCCCGCTGCTCAAGGCGGCCGGTCTGAGCGAGACCATCGTGAGCTCCACCAGCGTCACCTATGCGCCGGTGTCGGATGGCTTCAGCTCCTACACGATGGATTTCTATATTGACAACGGAAGCCGGCAGGCGATCACCGGGATTCGCGGTGGCGCAGAGCTGAGCATGGCGGTGGGCGAGATCCCGACGATCGCGTTCGATCAGATGGGGATCTTCGCTGCACCCGGTGCGCTGAGCCGGCCAACCGAGACCTACTCGGCGCAGGCCAGCCCTGTCGCGGTCAACGCTGACAACACCACGTCGGTATCCGTGCACGGGTTCTCCGCGTGCATGACCTCGTTCTCCCTGAACCTGGGCGTCGAGATGACCTTCGAGCAGAAGGCGGGCTGCACGAAGCAGGTCCGCATCACGGACCGGAAGCCGACCGGCTCGATCACCATCGAGCTGCCCGGTATCGCGACGAAAGATTTCATCGCCATCGCTTCGGCGCAGACTGCCGGCGCGATGAGCTGGGTGCATGGCGCCACCCTGGGCAACATCCTCACATTCGATGCCACCTCTGTGGCGTTTGACTCGCCGACCTTCGAGGACGGCGACAGCGTGACTCACATCACCCTGCCGTTCCGCCTGCTGGGCAACACCACCTGGACCCTCGCCTACACCTGATCCTGCATGGCCTTCATCCTTGAGCAGTCGCCTACCTTCTCCTGGCCGATCACGATCCGCGAGGTGACGGACGGCGGGCGCCATCGCACGCATCAATTCGAGGCGGTCTACCGGCGACTGCCGGCTAGCCGGATGGAGGAGGTGCAGCTGGCGTACCAGCGCATCAAGGCCGCGGCTGCCCGGGATCAGGTGGTAGACGCCATCCCCACCCGTGAGATCGCGGCCGAGATCCTCGCCGGCTGGCGTGGCATCACGGATCCCGAGGGTGCTGAGATCGAGTACAGCTCAGCCAGCAAGGCGCAGCTGCTGGAGGTGGCGACCGTGGCCGACGTGCTGGTGGCAACCTTCTTCGAGGCGCACGACAAGGCGCGGGCAAAAAACTGATTGGGGCTGTCGATCACCTCTTCCGGGGGAAAGGATCGACGGCCCAGCTGGAGCAGGACGCGGCAGCCTACGGGATCATCCTGGAGGATCACCACCTGCGGCCGGCGGACTTCAGGTTGTGGGAAGAGCTGTGGCCGGCGGTGGTGCTGTTCATGCGGTGCCAGACGCAGTGGCGCGCAACCTCGGGCGGTGTGCTGGGCCTTGACTACGGGGTGCTGCTCCAGCTGGCGCCGGTCTACGGGGTGACCGTGAATGCTGCGATGATGGATGACATCCAGGCGATGGAGCTCCACGCCCGTGAGCAGCTGAACCGGAGGCGATGAGATGGCGGTGATGGATGCGCTGCTGCGGATCAAGGCAGCGGTAACCGGCGAGGATCAGATCAGCGGGCTGGGACGTGCGCTCGGCGGGCTGAACAAGACAGCCGGATCCGTCACGGGTGGCCTCAAGGGACTGGGCGGCGCTACCGGCGGGCTACTGGCGCCGCTGAGTGCGCTGACCGGGCTGGTGTCCGGGGCGGGACTGGTGGCGATGGCCAAGGGCGCGATCGACGCAGCCGACAACATGAACGACCTGGCGCAGAAGACAGGCGTGAGCGTGGAGCAGCTGAGCCGGTTCGAGCAGGCGGCGAACATGAGCGGCGCCACTATCGAGGATGTGGGCAAGGCGCTCACCCGACTCGCCGTCAACGTCTCCAAGTCGGTAGGGGACTCGGCCGATGCGGCAGGCGAGAGCGCGGAAGAGATCAAGGAACGGGTCAAGCGGGAGACGGATGAGGCGGTGGAGGTGGTGAAGCGCAACGCCGACCGCCAGGTGGACGCGATCAAGGAGGGCGAACGGAAACAGGTCGATGCGGTGAAGGATGCGGGCGACAAGCGGATCGCGGCGATCGAGCGCGAATCTGATGCGCGTATGTCAGAGCTGAGCCGCCGCTACCGGCAGGAGGAGAAGCTCCTGAATGACAAGTACGAAGACGAGGGCGACCGGCAGGAAGAGGCGGCGGACGATGAGCAGAAGAAGCTAGAGCGTGCGCTGGAGAAGCGATACGAGAGGCGGACTGAAGCAATCCAGGAAGACGCCCGGCTGGATCAGCAGCGGAAGAAGCAACTGGTAGAGAGCATCCAGGAGGAACGAGATGCCGAACTGGAGGCGCTGCGGGATCGGTTTGAGAAGGCGGCCAAGCTGCGACAGCGTGCGCTGCGGGATCAGGAAGATACCGCACGCGACCAGCTGGACCAGCGGCGGAAGCGTGAAGAGGAACAGCTTAAGGCTGGGTTTGACGCGCAGAAAGAGATTGTTGAGAAAGGCGTAGATGAACGACGCA